GGCCGACCTGAACAGGTCTGGAGTGCACACGACCCCAGCGATCAAGGACAAGGAGCCCGGGATCCAGACCGTCTTCGAGACCATGCAGCCGTACGTGGACTCAGAGGGCGTCACCCGCACGAGACTGCACATGGTCCCAGACGCCCTGGTGGAGGTGGACGAATCGCTACAGCACCGGGGACTTCCGACGTGTACAAGGGAAGAGGTGCCGCTGTACCATCTCCAGCGGCACGACGAGTCCCAAGCCGAGAAGCCGCGCAAGGAAGAGCCGGCGAAGGTGAACGACCACGGCCTGGACGCGATGCGGTACCTCATGCACACGGTGAGGGCGTCCGGTCCTGGTCGGGTGGTCTCGCTCGTGGACAGCGCAGTCGGTGACGACGACTAGAGGAGCAAGGATGAACCTCTTCGGGTACGCCGCCAGCAGCCCGAGTTCGCGCGGGGGTCCATTAGTCTAAGGACCGCGATCGCGAGAGCGGCCTTCCACTTCGCGAGGGCCGTGAGCGGAGCCGTCCCGGTTCCGTCGTTGGAGAGCTGGGCGCTGGGCAGGCCCTGGTGGTTGCCGCCGGAGCAGTACGACTACCCGGCAGCGTACCGGCTCGTCCCCACCATCAACTTCTGCGTCTCGCTCCTTCAGTCCCAGGTGTCGAAGCTGCCGCTGAACTTCTACCGGCAGACGTCGCCCACCGCGGACCCGATCAAGATCGAGAGGCAAGACGGCACCATCTCCCAGCTGTGGGCGACCGCCAACACTGAGGAGACAGGCTACGAGCTCACCGAGCAGCTGGTGGGCTCGTTGCTGCTTCAGGGCAACGCCTACCTGTTCAAAGATTACCTCGGCATGGCGCTGCCCCAGCAGTTCTGGATCCTCCCGCCGACCACCGTGTCCCCCGTGCCCGGACCGAACAGGACCACTGCGTACTACGAGGTGAAGGACGGGTCGAGGAGCATCGAGGTCCCACGCCAGCAGATCGTCCACTTCAAACTCTACGACCCGGACCACAAGATCGTCGGCGCCAGCGTGATGCAGTCCCTTAGGCTGTCGTACGAGACCCAGCGCGACTCGCAGAGGTGGATGCGCAAGTTCTACGAGAAGGGCGGGTCGGTGGCGGGTCACTACTCGACCGAGACCGCCCTCGAGCGAGAGGACATCGAGCGGCTGAAGAAAGACATCAAGAAGCGCTTCAGCGGCGTGGACAACGCGTGGGAGCCGGTCGTGCTCCCGTCATCTTTGAAGTACGTGAGAGCGGGCCTCACCGTGGCCGAGATGCAGTTCATGGAGAACCACGACCTCACGACCAAGGACATCTTGATGGCGTTCAAGGTCCCGGGCCCGTACGCGAACATCATCGAGGGCACCGGCCTCAACAGCGACGTCATGAGGGTGGTCCGGCTGATGCTGCACGAGAACGCCGTCGAGCCACTGTGCATCAGGATCCAGACCACGCTCAACGAGCTGATGCTGAACACCGGTGAGTTCGGGAACGGCATCTCGTGCCAGTTCGACTTCTCCGGAGTGCTGGCCGTCCAGGAGGTGTTCTTGGATCAGGCCAAGGCGTATCAAGCCGCAACTGGAGCCCCCGTCATGAGCCGGGCGGAGGCTCGCGTGAAGCTCGGGTTGGTGGACCTCGATGACCCTGGTCTAGAGGACTTACTAGTCCCCATCAATATGGTGACTGCGGACGAGGCGGGCCAGCCCGAGCCGGTCGCGCCCTCCTCCACCGTGCAGGCGCAGTCGAGGAGTCGGCGAACCCTGCGTGATCAACTTCGGAGGAGGGCCGACCGTACGCTGCGCAAGCACGAGAGGTTGATGAGAGCTGGTTACATCAAGATGTTCAGGGGGCAAGAAGAGCGGGTCAAGTCCGAGCTCAAAGCTCAAGCGGCTGGCATGGCGGCCTCCAGAGCGATCGACCCCGAGCACCTGCTCGACGACGACAACCAGGACATCAAGTTGATCCGCAAGTACATCAGGGCGATCGTGCAGGACAGGGGAGAAGAGGCGATCGCTGAAGTCGCCCAGGAGCTCGCGTTCGACCTCGCCGCTCAAGACGTGCAGGCGTGGATCGACAGCAAGGCGTTCTTGTCCGTGACCAACATCAACTCGACCACCAGACGCCGGCTCCAGGAGTCGATCGCGGAGGGCGTGAGGGAACAAGAGACGCTCGGCGAGCTGACGGCCCGGGTGGTCGACGTGTTCGGGGGCAGGCGCGCGAACTCGCTCACGATCGCGAGGACCGAGACGGCCGGCGCGTACAACTACGCGTCGATGGAGGCGTGGGACCAGTCCGGCGCGGTTGAGATGAAGGAGTGGCTGACCGCCCACGACGAGCTCGTCAGGGACACGCACACGGCCGCCGAGGCGTTCGGTCCGATCCCGCTCGACGACAGGTTCGAGGTCGGGAAGGACCTGCTCATGTTCCCCGGTGACCCCGAGGGCTCGGTCGGTGAGATCGCCAACTGCAGGTGCACGCTGGTCCCTGTGATCAGCGAGGCCAGGAAGAGGGGCCTCGAATCCGGTGCAGGTGACGGACGGCTCTCACCCGGATCCGATCACGCGGTGGACGGCGAGGCCCCGCACAAGAACGGCTCCACGTCGCTCGAGGTGATGTTCAAGTGAGCGAGGACTCGAAGATCCAGTCGCCCGACGTGGTCTACTGCCAGGTGTGCAAGACCGCGTTCGAGAGGCCCAAGAACCAGTTGACCGCGCAGTGCCCGAACGAGAACTGCAGGGCGATGGTCGTCCTGAGAGTCATGTCGTTCACCAGGAGCGAGCGATGAACTTGTCGGTGATCACCAGGCTGAGCCCAGCGGACCCCCGTTATGGCGGGCACGTCATCTTCTCACCGGACCACGAGAGGGCAGTCAAGGAGAAGTACCTGGGCACCGTCCAGTCATACGCCAAGCGCGACGTGAAGGTCGAGGACTTCCACGTCAGGGGCATGTTGCTGTGCAACAGCCAGCGCGACTACTACTACAGCAGGTTCACCAACTCGGCCCTGGATGAGATCTGCGAGATGCTCCCCGGCGCGCCTGTCATGTCCGCGCACGACTACGGGACGAACCCCGAGGGGACGTTCATGTCAGCGCGCCGGGTCACCGTCGACGCCAACGGCAGGTCGAAGAAGGACAGCCAGTTCGTGGAGGCCCTGTACTTCTTGCCGGCCGACGAGCGTGGGAACCAGATCACCAAGAGGATCGACCTCGGCGTCCAGAGAGAGGTTAGTCTCGGCTGGCGCTGCGCCGGGGCGGACTGCAGCGAGTGCGGCAACCCGATCTGGGCGTGCTCTCACATCCCAGGTGACATCTACAAGAAGGGCATCTGCGAGTACAGGTTCAGCGGCGTCACCGCCGTCTTGGAAGGGTCGTTCGTGTTCAGAGGGGGCCAGAAGGACACGAGCACGTTCGTGCCCGACATGGGCGGCGGCGACGCGGCTGGTGGAGAGGGCGGAGGGGTTCAGGCGGCCATGCGCAGCGCGCTGATCCCCGGGACCAGAGACCTCTCGTGGGACATGATCATGCAAGCGAAGGTCGAGAACAGCCTGGACCGATTCGTCGTCCGCCACCACAGGAGGGGGATGGACTGGATCAGCAGAGCGATGATGGAGCGCGCCGTCGGGCTCGGCGTCCTGTTCGGTCAACCCGGTGAGCGCGGCAACACCCAGGCTGTCGTGTGCGAGAGGTCCAGGTTCGAGAGCCGCAAGGACGCGGCCAAGTGGGTCCGTGACCACGACTTCAGAGCGGACTCGGTGGTCGAGGAGCAGTCGAGCTTCAAGTTCGAGCAGTTCCCCGAGCGGCTCGCGGAGCCGGACTCGTTCAAGCGCGTCAAACTCGACGACGGGGTGGACGCGAATACGTGCAAGAGGGCCGCTCGTGAGAGGCAGGACGACGACCGCTCTCTCGACCTCAGCGGGTCGGAAGACAGCGTCGAGAGTTTCTTCAGCAACTAACCCACAAGGAGTAACCGAAGATGAAGCGCTGGGCAATGCGGCTGTTCGACGGAGGCGCCGGTAGCTCAGGGACTCTCGCCGAGATCCCGGAACTCGAGCTCAAGACCGCCGAAGACGTGAAGAAGTACATCGCCTCTCTGCGGACTCGTGTCAACGAGCTGTCCACGCGCGAGAAGAGCGGGCGGGTCGTGACGCCCGACGAGTGGACGGGGGTGGACGAGGGCATCAAGAAGCTCGGCGCCAAGCTGAACGACGTCGAGCAGATCGTCAAGGCGAACGTCGGCCGGTTCAACGGCTTCGAGAGTCCGTACGGCCTCGTCAACCGCGAGGCTCTGACGCTGGACCCGCCCGACGACCTCGGAGTTCGGCTCGACCGCGAGTACTACAACGCGGTCAGCCTCCACCCGGAAGAGCTGATCAGCCGGACGCTCGCGGGCGCCCGTCAGATCCCGGGGATGGAGCGCCAGATCGCCCGCGCCCTCGAGTCGGAGAAGGGCAGAGCCGTCTCGGACGTCGTGAGCGAGTTCCAGCGGCTCAACGACGTGGTGTACGTCGTGGACACCATCCTCTGCGGGGAGCGGAACGACACCCCGTACGCGCGCCAGGGGAACGCGCTCGACCGCATGAAGACCCTCAAGGTCTGGCGCGAGTACGAGCGGGCGTCGTGGGAGGTCCAGCGCGTCGCCGGCATCAACGAGTCGAACGCGACCGAGGGCAAGAACTGGGTGCCGTTCGTGCTCTCGGCTCAGATGCTGGACATCGTCCAGATGCAGCTCAGGGTGGCGGCCCTGTTCCCGCAGCTGACCATGACGAGCAAGACGCTCGACTGGCCGGTGCTCGGCGGCGACGTGACCGCCTACAAGCAGGGTGAAGCGACGACCGACGCGGCATCCGGCATCACGGCGTCGGCTCCGGTCTTCAACCTGCCCAGATGGACCGCTGTGAAGGCCGCGTGCCGGGTCTTCTGCTCGACCGAGGCGACCGAGGACATCATCATCCCGGTGGTTCCGTTCATCCTCGGCAACATCGCGAAGGTCCTGGCGAGGGGCATCGAGGACTGCATCGTCAACGGGCAGGACACGGCGCTCGACGGCACGAATCTGGACACGCTGGCGGCGTTCAACACCTCGATCCGCACCCTGTGGCACGGCCTGCGGTACCGGGCCCTGAAGCCCGGCACGTACACGCCGCGCGTCAGCATGGCTGGTGCGTTCGACGCCAAGAAGATCCTGGACGTCCAGCTCGCGATGCGCGAGTACGGCGCGATCCCGTCGGACGGGGCCATCATCACCGGCTACAAGGGCTTCAAGGCGATGCTGGCCGACGCGAACGTGATCACCATGGACAAGTTCGGGCCGCGGGCCACGATCCTCAACGGTCAGATCGCCGACCTGTGGGGCTCACCCGTGATCCTGAGCGAGTTCGTACCGATCACCAACGCGTCCGGCATCGTGGACACCACGACCGCGAACAACACGAAGGGCAGCATGCTCTACGTGTACCGCCCGGGGTGGGGCCTGGGTCAGCGGCGCGGCATCACGGTGCGCGGATCTGCGGAGCGGCACATCGAGGCCGACCAGCTCGTGTACGTGGGGACGTGGCGCGGCGACTACCAGCCGTTCTACGGAGCCCCGACGGACACGACCGGCATGACGGTGGGGTACCTCTACAACATCACGTAGCGCGCTGAATAGAACGGACGAGGGACAGGAAGTCCCGAGTCTGGGACGGTGAGTCCGGGCCCGAGCGGTCAGGTGAGCGGCCTCCTGCCGCGGAGGCCCGGCTCCCGTTCTAGGAGGTGATACGGGTGGACAAAGACGAAGCGGTCGGTTCGGCGAGGGCGACCTTCTCTACCATCTGAAAGGAGGTGATCCGACTTGGCG